ATTATCTGGCCAATGGAGATTGCTGCGGCAATAGCACTGATGCCTGTTTTCAGTCCTGATGATGAACGAGCACCCTGATCCTGGGCATTCTTCATATCATAAAGCTGGCCAGTAAGCTGCCCAATTTCTTTTCTCTGGGCTGCTGTAGCGCCCGCACCAGCCCGTAATTCAGCAGAAAGAATCGCCGCACTCCTTGCCCCATTCTTGTTTCGCTCCTCAAGAATGGCAATCTCATTACCAAGGGCTTCCATGGTTTTGGCAGCTTGAGAGCTGTCATTTGCAGCGCGCACAACTGCCTTACCAGTGCTCCTTGAGCTAGAATCAAGATTCTTTAATCTGGCGCTAGTCCTGTCTGCTGATTTTCCAATATCATCGAATGCGCGATTAGCCTGTTGAGCGCCAGTAAGCAGGTCGGCAACATCAGCGCCAACCTCATAATAAATTCCGCCTGCATTTTCATTAGCCATCACTCCGCGCCATGATAAACATCGGCTCACCGCAAGATATCGTACATACATATGCCGTACTTAATGGGCTTGACGTGCGTAATGCCATCGAGCAGTGCATGAATGTGTTCGGTGGCGTGGTGCCAGTTTATGTTGCCAAGGCTATCAACACCAAACATTACCAGCGCAGCATCCTGAGTGCAGCACAGGTTGTTATGCAATCGTGCTGCGAAGAAGATTTAACATTAATGATTGGCGGCTGGAAAAATGGCAAGCGTGGCATGGTATTTGTGCCGGGTCGAATGCCTGTTGGTGATATCGTGCGCCTGGCATCTCACCTTATGGAGCATGGCATTATCGGCAAGTCGCCACTCAAGCAACCCCAGCGCCATGCTGAGGCTGGCAAAACCACCCAGGAATTCCATGCTGTCGAATACATTTCATCTGCGCGTGCGCACTTTGGGCTGAGTCGCGAAGAAGCAGAAGATTTATCCATGACCGAATTGCAGATGATGATTAAGGCCAAATATCCCGAGCCTAAAGGTTATACGCGCGAAGAGTACGATTCATTATATGAGCAACGTAATAAGCTGCGCGCCGAGCGCCTGAAAAAAGAAGCTGAGAAGAAAGGAGCGCAGTTGAATGGCTAACGAAAATGCTGGTGGGATTTATTATGAGGTTGGGGCTGATGTTGCCGATTTACTGACTGGTGCTCAGCAGGCCAATCGTGCATTTGATGATATTGGCAAGGCAGCCGACAGAACGAGTGCGCGATTAAAGAATCTCGACTCAAGCTCAAGAAGTACAGGTAAAGCAGTTGTGCGCGCGGCCAGCGACAGCTCTCAGGCTGCAAAAACCATGGAGGCACTTGGCAACGAGATTGCCATTCTTGAGGAGCGGAATAAGAACGGCGCAAGAAGTGCTGCAATTCTTTCTGCTGAATTACGTGCTGGTGCAGGTGCAACAGCAGCACAAAGGAAAGAAATCGGTCAGCTAACTGGCCAGCTTTATGACATGAAGAATGCTCAAGACCAGGGCAGCAGATCTTCTTCTGGCCTAAAGACTGGCATTAGTGCCATAGCTGCAGCAATCTCCATTTCTCAGATAATATCTTATGCTAAAGCATTTCTTGATACCGCCGATGCTATGACGCAATTGCAAGCGCGCATTGACCGCTTGGTTCCAAGCGTCGAGCAGGGTCGAGCAACTTTCCAGGCGCTGTCCATGATTGCCTCGCAGACAGGTGCAAGCCTTCAGGATACTGCAAAGCTCTGGGAGCAGTTAACAACATCGCTAAAATCGGCTGGCGCAACAAATGGACAGATTCTTGCGCTGACCGATACTCTGCAAAAAATTGGCCGAATTGGCGGATCATCTTCAGAGGAAATGGCAAACGCACTTCGCCAGTTTGGTCAGTCGATTGCCAGTGGCACGATTCGCGCAGAAGAGTTCAACTCCATCCTGGAGCAGATGCCAGAGCTTGCACGCCAGATAGCTTCAGGTCTTGGTGTTTCAGTTGGTGAATTACGCAAGCGTATGCTTGAAGGTAAGTTGAGCGCCGAGGATGCGCTTAATGCCATTATGAAGCAAACCGGTAGTGTTAATGCTGAGTTTGAAAAGCTACCTCGCACAGTTGGCCAGGCCACAAACAGCATGAATATTGCTTTTGCTGATTTGGTTAAGTCAATCAACGATGCAACTGGTGCAAGTGGGCTAATGGTTCGCGTGATTGATGACCTGGCATCTGCTATCGATTACATGGCAGGCAAGACACAGACGGCATCGCAGCGCATGGCTGACCTCACAAGTACCGGCGAGATGTACGCCCGCCGCGCTAAAACATGGGCCGCTATCGGTTTGGATGGGTGGTCAGAGCAGGCGGAAGGTATTAGCGTTGTCAGTAATAAGGCTGCCATGCTGATTGGCGATCTGGATAAAGTGACAAAAGCTAACGCCGAAGCAACCAAGCCAATCAAGGTTAGTGGCTCTCAGGGTGATAGCAAAGAGCTTCAAAAACTGGAGAAAACAACTGCGCGCAAACTGGAGTTGTCGAAGCTTGAAGGTGAGGCGCGCGCAAGGTTGCAGGCGCAATATGATGCGGAAGATGCTGGCGTAACTGATTCTAAGCGCATCAAAGCATTGCAGGACCAGTATGCAGCGATTGAAAACACAACTTCAGCAATGAAGGCTGGTAATACTGAGGCCAAGAAATCTGATACGCAACAGGCATCAATTAATAATAAATTAGAGGAAATGCGCCAGCGCTCTGAAGCTGCTGCTACCACTACGGCAGAAATGAGTCGCCAGCAAACAATACTGCGCGCCCAGCAATCGCTTGGCGAAAGTGCAACGCAGGCGCAAATTCAGCTCGCTGGTGAGTATGCAGCTAAAACATATGACAATGCTAAGGCATTGCGAGATCAGGCGGCAGCAGAGAAGCAAAAACAAGATATCCAGCGCCAGTTCCAGCAAATACAAACGCAGGCAAGTCCGGTCACTGGTCTTGATAATACATTTCAGCAGCAAATGCAGACCATCGACCAGTATAAGCAACTTTATCCACAAAAAATTGCTGAAGCTGAAGCTGCACGCGCCAAAATTGAACAGCAGTACCGTGACCAGCGCATGACACTAATGTGGGCTGAGTGGCAGCAGCAGAATGTTGCTGCACAGTTGTTTGGCGAGGTGCTCGACACATCACTTAATACAGTATCCAGTTCAATTACTGGGGTTTTGAACGGAACGCAAAGCCTTAATGACGCACTTTATAACGTGGCTAATACTGTCCTCAGTACAATCGTAAGCGCATTCGTACAGATGGGCGCTGACTGGGTGCGCTCATCAGTTATGGGGGCAGCAGCTCAAACCTCAGCAATCGCCACTACCACAGCAGCTTCGGTAGCTGGAACTGCAACAACTACAGCAGCAAGTACAGCAGCAGCAGGAACGACCATGGCTGCATGGTTGCCAGCGGCGCTTGTGGCCTCTATCGGCTCGTTTGGTGCGGCGGCGGTAGTTGGTGGCGCGGCATTGCTGGCGGCATTTGGTTTAGTTGCGGGCCTGTCAGGAAAGCGTAAAAATGGTGGTCCAGTAACTGCTGGTGGCATGTATCAGGTGGGTGAAGGGGGCATGCCAGAAATCTATCAGGCTTCTAATGGTCGTCAGTATATGATCCCTGGAGATAATGGCTCTGTAATCAGTAACCGTGACCTCATGAGCGGAGGTGGTCAGTCAGGCGGTGGCCTTGTGGTGTACAATAACGTAACCAACAACAGTTCGGCAAATGTGAGCACAAGTGCACAGCAAAATGGCGATGGCTCACTGACAATAAGCACATTTGTTTCTGACATGAACCAGGGCGGCCCAATGTCACAGTCAATCTCAGCAAACTTTGCCACTCAACGTAAGGCGACAGAATAATGGCTATACCTTATCCCTCATGGCTGCCCCTGGCACAACGTGCCAGTAAGCAAATGACATTTGATACAGGATTCCGGACTGACCAGCCAGCAGTGGGCGCGCCAATTTTTCAAAAGCTGACGGATGACCTGAAAACACAGTGGAGCCTGAGCTGGATTTTTACACTCCAGCAGGAGCGTGCATTCCAGTTATGGCTGCGCAGCCCTGATTATCTTGATAACTGCACTGAGTGGTTCACCATGCCGCTGGACATCGGCGGTAGTGGCCTGCAAGAGCAGGAGCTGCATTTCACTACATACCCGGTGCAGACATCAATTAATGGTGGCACTGTAACATGGACGGCAACCGTTGTAGCGCGCGAGCTTCAGAACAGCGATGACGAATTTGACGATATCATTATTGAGCTTTCGCCTGACTGGTATTCGTGGCTGGATGAGGTTGTTAACCGTGACCTGCCAGAATATGAGGCCGCATAATGCCGACATTCCGTGAGTATAAATCGACACGCCCAAGCCGGGCCATGTATGACACTATCAGCTTCAGCCATACATCATTTGGCACTATCTATCTTGTTGCCGACCAGCAAAAAGTTATGGTTTTTGAGGGGCAGGAATATCAGCCAGTAAGAATGGAAGTTGTTGCGAGCCAGCAGAGCGATACGCCCGTAATCACGGCGACCGTTAAGTTTTCGCGTCTGGCTCAGGACTTCAAACAGAAGCTGAAATTATGGCGCGGGGCCAGCCGCGTTTCGCCGATAACGTGCACATACAAGCGTTATGATGCTATCGACCCCAATACGCCTCTTAAGCCGTGGACGCTTTACGTTTCATCCGTGTCTATGGATGACACTGATGTAACTGTTAGCGTGACGATAAAAAACCCGATGAACAATAACATTTCGGTAATCTACACCGCTGATGAATTCCCTGGGCTAGTCAATGCGTAACGAAGAATTCATTGAGATGACCATTGGAAAGCCCTGGGCCAACAGGTCCTGTAATTTCGAGCGCGTAGATTGCTGGGGTCTGATCTGTCTGTACTTTTTACACGTAAAGGGAATTAACATCCATCACACTGACAAATATGATGCTGATGAGGATTTCATTACGTGCTTCACCGAAGAGGTTTCGTTCTGGAATCTTTGCAACACGTCTCACTCAGCGGATATATTCGTTGCGTATGTTGGCAGCATGCCTGCGCATGTAGGACTTGTTATGAACGGCATGGCATATCACTCCCGAGCCGAATCAAGTCACGTCAGATTTGATAAGATAAGAACCATCGAAAGGCTGTTCACTAAAGTGGAATATTATAACTATGCCGTTAATTGAAATTCAGCGCGTTCCTGGCATGCCAAAAGAGCGCCATAGTATTGGTGAAGGCGAAAACCTCCAGACCTGGCTTGAGAGCCAATTTTTGCATTCAGACGTCATAATCACTCTGAATGGACATGAGATCGGTGATGATGATGATATTGATATCACTCTTTCTGAGCATGACCATGTTGTCATTTATGATCAGCCAAAGGGTGGCGACCTGATAAAAACATTGCTTAACCCTCTTGAGCACCTTAATCCAATTAAGTTTACACAGAAGGTTTTTTCTGCACTTCGTGGTGGTGCTAATTCAGCATCATATCCTGGACAAGCCAAAACCTCACCAAACACCAGCCTGAAGCAGCAAACTAACATTGCCCGTAATGGAGAGGCTCGTCCAGATAGTTACGGCCAGGTCCGTGCCTACCCTGACCTAATTCAGGAGTCATCTTTCGAATACATCAACAATATCAAGAAAGTTACAGAGTGGATGGATTTTGGCATAGGAAGCTATGACATTACATCCGTGAGGTATTCCGAATCAAATCTTGGCTCGTTTGCTGGTGCTTCATACGCTATCTATCAGCCGGGGCAGACAATACCTCTTATTACAGAGGTTTTTTCGTTTGATGATATTGATGGACAGGAACTACCGGGGCCAAATGAGAGTGGTAACTTCCCGATTCAGTCAGCAACCACAAACAATGT